TCCCTTACTTTTAATTTGAGTATATCGGATATACGCAGGCCGCTATATATTCCTATCATGAACATAACATGATACTTAGCGGATTTCTCTTTGAGATAGTCCGCTATATCCTGTATGGTCTTTACGTCCCTGATCGGCTCAACATAGTTCAATGCTGTTCCCCCCATGCAGTAAACCACTTTTCTGCAAGCCTGATATAGAATAGCTTGTTAGGTCTGTCCGGGTCGTTGTTTATCCTTTCGGTACATTCTTCAAGGGTAGTAGGCATAATGATAACTTCCGCTTTCAGACGGTAGGCAAGGTAATTAAGCATCCCCTTATCTGCCGTGCCGGTTATAATCCATGCCTTATCCCATTGCCCTTTATGCTGTTCTACGCATTGCAGAAACGCTTCCCGCATATCTGCCGCTACGCTAAGGGCTATATCATGGTTGCCGTGTATCTGCTTTGTACCCATGATTGCAGCACAGATATAGTCATAATCAAAGACTATATCATTCTTGCCTTTGTTTTCTCGTACATAGGTACTCTTGCCGCTTCCAGCTGCCCCGCATACTATGAAAGCGTCCGGGGCTTTTACAAGGTTCCCGTTTTCATCAAAGGTAACGCCGGTAGGGCTGTACCGCCTTTTGAAATGCTCTTTGTTGTGGCACTCTTGACAAAGGCACTCTAAATTATCCGGGTTTAGGGTTATGCTGGGGTCGTTTATGTTGTGCGGGTTAATATAGGTCTTGTGGTGACAGATCGACGCCACGTCGCCGCAACGCTCACACATATAATTACGGCTTTCCATGTATAACCTGCTTACTTTTTTCCATTCCTTAGAATGGTAAAAGCCCTTTGCGTATTCCTTCATGTTCTCTTACCTATGCACACATAAGGTTATGCACTTCAAAAGGTTGTCTATAGTCCGCTGTAGCTTCATATCGTCGCTATGATCTGCATGATACCACAGGATAAGCAGGAAGTTGCAGCACGTCTTTACAAGCGGTTCCCGTTGCTGCTGTTCCCTGTCCATGCCGGTAGAAAGTTCGATATAGTCCGGCATGGTATCAATAAGGCTCTGTATCAGTTCATCATTGTTCCCCCTGTCAACGTGCAGCACGTTACAGGCTTCATCCAGCGTCATAAGCATAGCTGTACCCCCTCATAAAATGCGGGGGCATAAGTCGCCCTATGCCCCCGGCTGCTGGTTCTTACGCTGCCGCCTTGCACAGCTTGACAAAGGCATCCGGCAGAATCGGCTTGCAGTCCGCAATAGCCATAGCCCTGTAGTCAATCAAGCCCTTACGGAAAGAGCTTTCGCGGCTGGTTTCGATAACGATACCTTCCGGCAGGTTGTAGCCCATGTACTGGAAGTTGCCGAGAATCGCGGTATCGTCCGGCATGTTATCGTCAATGACCACCTCAAAGCCGAGAATCTTCCCGACTTCCTCACTCTTGGGGTCTGCGATAAAGATAGGCCGCTTGTTGTTGTCTACCATGCCATAAAAGACATTGTAGAGGGTCGCATTGTTCATAACCCACTTGGCACCCTTGGAGTAGCCGCGCTTCAGCATGGCCACGGTAGCAACGGTATCAGCGTAGGTAATGCCGGTTGCGGCGGCTTCAACGGTATTCTTGCCGGTTCCGCTGGTAGCCCATGTAATGCCGGTAAGCAAGCCGGTTCCCTGTCCGCTGCCGGTTCCGTTAATGATCGCGTCCGCGATAGTGTCCATGACACAGGCGGAAAGCTCATTGACCAGATAGCTTTCAAAGGCCGCAATGCTCATTTTGCGGGCTTTCGCGCTGATGGCGAATACCTTCATGATTTCGTAGCCGTCAAAGACAACGCTATCCGGCACGACTTTTTCAGCGTCCACCGCCGCGCCCTCAATGTGCCACGCTGCCTTATCGCTGGGGCTGGTGACAGGAATAGCAATCTTGGTAGGCATGTTGAAAGCGCGGCACTCGGGCATCAAGCCGCCCATTTTGCGGGCTTTCTCAATGATTTCATTAAGGGTAGTGGTCGGAATCACCTTGATAGCGTCCGTGCTGCTGGTGAAAGCGTCCTGCCGCTTTTCGGCTTCCTTCATGCCGGCATCAAAAGCCGCCTTTTCCACCGGGGAAAGCTGCTGCCCTAACAGGGTCTTATAGAACGCGCTGCGGTATTCCTTGGTTTCCAGCACGTTGTCACCGAAGGTAACGCCGCCCTGCTGCTGCTGGGCGTTCATGCCGGTAATGACGTTAAGCCCCTGCTGCGCTGCCGGGGTTCCCGCGCTGCGCAGTTCGATATTTTCGCGGGCTTCCTTGATACCCCGCAATTCGATATTGAGGGCTTCAATATCGGCTGCTGCGTCGGTATCAATGGTATTCTGAATTTCCCTTGCCCTCTGTTCCAGCTCCGCAACGGTCTTGTTACGGTAGTGGTTAAAGGCTTCTGCTACGGTCTTAAACTTCATAGCCTTAAATCCTCACTTTCAGAATCTGATTGATAAGTATTTTAGCCTTTTGCCTTTCCTCAAAGGCTTTCTTGCTTGCGGCTTGTGCGCTGCGGGCTTCCACACTTGCAGCGGGGTAGGCCGGAAAGGGTACAACGCTGCACTCGTATACCTTGCTTATCTGCTTGATAGTCCGGGTATTGGTCGCCGGGTCGTACTGATCGCCGCCCACAGGGACGGTAAACGCAAAGCTCATGCCGGAAAGGTCGCCGCGCTTTACCGCCTCGTGTACCGCTGCCGCTTCTGCCGTGTTAGGCAATGCCGCCCTCATGGTAAGCCCTGCCGGGGTTACTTCAAGCTGCATCGTCTTAGGGGTACGGGCAAGGGGTACTTTGTTCAGATCGTGATTGTATAGCAATCGAACGTCTGAAAGGTCTGCCCCGTCCAGCGCGCCCCGTTGTATGATTTCGATAAATCCCCCTGCCGGGTCGTTTATCTCTGTGGGGCTATCGTAAACGATAGGGTTTCCCCACAAAACAAGGCTATCTGCCCCTGCTGGGGCATCGGCTCTTATTTCTATAATCCGGGTTTCCTTCATGGTCGTTCCCCTTTCTAAATTCGCCGTTTTAAGGCGTTTTCAGATCGTCAAGGCGGGTAAATCCCCACTTGCCGCCGCAAAAACGGCTTACAGGGCTTAAATAAAGGTCGTTTCCTCCGGCTCTACATAGCCCATTTCGATTTTTACGCCGGTATCGGCTTCATAGTCGCCGCCTAACATGGTATCAATATCCAGCGTGATAACGTCCCGGCTATCCAGCTTCTTGATAGCAAGGGAAAGGCCGCTAAGGTATGTTTTGCCGTCCCCGGTCATGCCGGTAAGCGGGTATACGCCTAAGATCGTGCCGCCGATAAGCTGCCTTTCGATAGCGTCCCGGTCAAGCTCCGGGGTCTTAGCCCACAGAGTAGAAAAGGCTTGCAGGGTCTTTTCTACGCGCTCTTTATCAAACGGAATCACCATAGCCGCGCCCCTCTCACAGTCGCATTTTTCGCCGGGGTCAAGGTTTGCCCCGCATCTGGGGCAAGGCCGGTAGTAGGTCTTATTCCTGTTTCCCGGTATTATCCTGTTTACCATGTACACTCACCCTTGCAAGCTGGTAATCGGTCACTTTATCGGCATCCACTACGTTAAGGGTCTGTAGCCGCCTGTTACCGCCCTCTATCGCGGGCATATTGAGTATCTCAAGGGCTTGATTGACGGTAAGCAAGCCCAACGGCATAAGCTCTTTAATAAGCTCTACCTTTGTCTTGTTGCTGCTAAACTGTAGCCGCCCCGACTCAAACAAGATACTATTACCGAACGCCTGTTCACGGTCGGTAAATACCTTTGCCGTAAATTCAAGGCTTAGGGCTACCGCAAAGGGTTCTATAGTGCTTTCGTAGAACGCGCTAAATTCATCCTCTGTGTAGCTGCTGTTTACGATGCTTTCCGTAATACCTAAGTAGTTGTATATCTTGCGCTGTATGGCTGCTGTCTGTTCAGCGGTCAAGATAACGGGCTTGTTTTCAATGGGGACGTATTCGGCTTTCTGGTCAAGGGCTACTACGCCGCCGTCATTGCTGATTTGAAGGTAATCAGCTATGAAAGCGTCCCTTTCCTCTTTCAGCTTTGCCGGGGACATAATCTGCGAGTATTTCAGAATACCCCGGATATTAGCCCCTGCCTTGATACCGTTTATAATCCCCTCGTTCTGTGTGTGTGCGAGTTCCAGCGCGGGAAATAACGCGCCGTTGTCATCGCCTAACAGATCGTTGCTATTAAAGTTCCTGCGCAGGTGGATTATATCGGCATAGGGGAAAATAAGCTGCTTTCCCGTCTTGAAAGTAAACCGGCAGAATAAGCCGCCCTGCTGATCGCTCAACATTTCCGTATTGCTTGCCGTGATCGGATAAACGCCGGTAAGGTTCCCCCGTTCATCCCTCACAAGCAAGGCAAAAGCGTTATTGTAAAGATAGTAATGCGTACACAGTTTATAAAGCAGGTCAAACGCGCTCATGTAGGGGTTAGGCCGGATTTGCAAAAGCCGGTTTAATTTACAGTCGCCGTCTACCTTATCATGGTCTGCGTAGCTGATAACATGACTACCTTTCAGCTTACCCACGTTGCGGGCTATTGCGTCCACCGCGCCCCGGTAAACGTCGTTTGCGTAGGCATCCCCGTTATAGCTGGAAAATGCCCCGGTAGGCTCTGTAAAGAGCTGCAAGGCCGTAACGCCGCCGCGCTGCTGCCGCTTAAAAATTCGGTCTAATAGGCTCATTTTGCCGCCCCCGTCTATGTAGTCAACATAATAATACCATATTATCGTGTGGTTGTCAATTACTCTGTGTACATTGGTTATCATGTACACAGAGTAATCATGATAAAAGCCCACCTTGCAGCGGGCTTTACCGTTACTGATTTATCGGGGTAGCGTTACCGGTTTGACGGGGTAAAAGCGTCAGCGCTGACGCTTTTCAGACGTTAAAAGGGTTATCCGGGTCATCATCGACGGGCATAAAATCATCCTCCGGCATGAATAGATCGTACTGGGCGTAGTAATTGAACCCACATTCATAAGAGCTTTTCCCGTATCGGTTCTTTAGGCAAACAAGCTGCACTTTACGGGGTATAGCTAACTTTGCCGCCTTTACCCTTTCCCGCTTTTCCCTGATGTTCTTATCCTTGCTGAATAGATCGTCATTCATGCAAGCAAGCTGCAAGCCCCATACTACATCTGCTGTGTACTCAATGCCGCCGCTTTCCTTGAAACTCTCAAAGTCTACCGGGGTAAGGTAGTTTTGCCGGTTCAAGCTGCATATCAGAATGATAACAAGGTCGTTTTCTGTCTGTAGCTTTTTCAAGGCTCTAACGTGCGTGTCTACAGCGTCCTTTGTGGTCTGCCGGGGGTCTGTGGGTCTGATGATTTGCAGGTAGTCCACGATAACAACGGGCTTTACCTGCTTTTCCTGCATGTACCGCAATACCTCGCCTGTGATCGTGTCTATCGTAGTGTCAAAGCCACATTCAATAATATTCGCCGTTTTCGCCGCTGCTGCGTACTCTCTCGCGGCTTCTCGCGTCGTGTCCGATATTTTCCCCCGCCTTATATCAATCGCGCTTACAGCCCCTCTAAAGCCGTCTAAAAGCGTCTTGCGGGCTGTCGTGCGGCTTATGCCCTTTGTCACCATTTCCAGCCGGGTTTGTTCAAGGCTAAAATATAGTACATGGTCGCCCCCTGCTGCTAATTGGTCGCCCATTTGGTGGGCAAAGGTCGTTTTGCCTAAGCTGCTAATAGCCCCGATAACATACAGGCCGGGGTAAAGGCTCGTTATCGCGTCAAGGTTACTGTAGCCGGTTTTCCTGTCTTTGAAGGTCTGGAAGTGTTCCAGCTCTTTACCCATAGCCCCATAGATATAGCTGTATACGCTGTTGTCAATCGCCGCGGGCTGCTGGGGCTGTTCCTGGGCTTTCTGTTCCATTTCTGCCGCCTTTCCGGGCTGCGCGGTTCCCGCTGCCGCTTCCACCGCTGCCGCCCTTACAGGCGGTATATAGGGGTCATAATCCGATATAGCTTTCTGTATCGTCTTTTCACCATAGGTATAGCTGCCGTGCCGCTTATCCCATTTGTTGATACCGCTTTCTATCTTCTCTGTGGCATACAGGCCGCTTTCCCGGAATAGCTCATCTATGCGGGCTGCGTCGCCGTTAGTCCAGTAGCAAAGATGGTTTACAAGGGCTATATCTGCCCTGCTATGATCGCCCCCGTACCGGCTTGTATCGCCCTCATATAATGCCCTGATTTCTGCCCCTTTCGCGCTGCTAAACATCCGCTGCCATAGTTCAGCGTTGCCGCGCTTTTCCTGATACCGTGTACCCACAGAGGGTAAGGCCGGGGCTGCTGGGGCTTCCCGTTCCAGCTTCTTGATATAGATACGGCTGTACTGCCGCGCCGTTACCGTCCTTTCCTCTATCGGCTTGTCAAGGTACACATTGCCGGTTACGGTCAAATACCTTTCCTGCGTGTACATCTCAATATCTATAGGGCTTTGACTGTTTCGCTTGCCGGTATATATCCCCTCTGTGGAATCAATCTTGATAAGGATATGTAGCCCCGTCCCGCTGGGGCTGTACTCCGTGTAGCTGTCGAACGCTTGCACTATAGGCAATGCGGCGGTATTGATTTCGCCGGTTTCCGGGTCTATAACATGGTCAAGGTCTATTCCCATGTAGCCGCCGCCTGTGGCAAATTCAAAGCCTAAGCCCTTGTATCTGCCGCTGCTGATCGCCGCCGCTGCCGCCTGATAGCTGCCCCATGTGCCGGGGTCGTTTGCCTTTGCCGGTAGGCCGGTTTCCGGGTTGTAAGGTATCTTGTTTAGTCTGCCGTCCTTCATAGGGGCAAGTGTGCAGCATACCCATTGCCTAAGCTGCTGCAATTCCCCTAACGCTGCTGGTAGCTGCATACTTGCCGCCCTCCTCTTACACCTTCAAAGCCTCTTTCAAGGCTTCGGTTGCTATGTAGGCGTATTCCTCGCCCCATTCCTGCAATTCCTCTATCAAGGCTTGCTGATCGCGTATATCGTCCCGCAATGCGTTTACCTGATACCTGATTTCGTGCGTGTAGTTGCCCTTTTCATCCTCTCGGAAACTACCATGCCGCCGAATATCGTCTATCAGCTCTTGCTTATGGCGTTCCAGCTCTATAAGCCCCTTCTTTATCTGCATCTGTCTTTCAATCGGCATCCCCATTGTTTAGCCCTCGCTTTCTGCTTCCAGTTCATCAAGAAACTTGTTAAGCTGTTCCAGCTTTTCCCGGTCAAGTCGGTTAATCTGTGCCGTGATCGCTTCCAGCAGCGCGGCTCTTTCCTGCTCCTGCATCATCCGTTATCCCTCTCTTTCTGCTTGCAGCGTTTCAAGAAAGCTAAGTAGCTGCAATTTCTCGTCAAAGGTCAAGGTTTCCAATATCTCTGCTGTACGCCTGTCCCGTTCCGCTATCCTACGGGCTTCATCGTCCGTCATGCCGCCGTCCCTCCTTCCATGTACCCACAGAGCTGCTCGGGCTTATTATACTTAGGCAAGGCGGCGGCTTCAAGTTGCCGCCTTGCCGGTACTTAAGTATTGAATTACTTAAGTATTAGGAAAATCTTAGGGGCTTAAACCCACGGTAAATCAAGGCTTTTTAGAAAATCGGCTGCACACCTTACGGCACTTTCAGCACACCTTACGGCACTTTTTAGCACACCTTACGGCACTTTTTAGCACACCTTACGGCACTTTTGGTTTTTGCTTTTTCCCCTTATGAGGAAAGGTAAAGACCAAAGTATCAAGGCTTTTTGCGGTAGGGATAAAGGCCGGGTTTTCCGGGTCTGGTAGCTGTATATCCTCGTAGGTTTCCATTAGTCTTGTACGGGTTCTAAGAAGTTCCCACGTCTTAGAAAATACCCTTTTCAAGAATTGTGCTTTATGCTCACTTGCGTTCAATCGCTCTTGTAGCTGGGGGTTGCGCTCTAAGATCGTCTTAGCCTTGATATTAGCGGTATTATCCCCGGCTTGCTCTATCAGTGTCACGATTATAACGACGTTCTCAACGGCTGCCTTATTCCTTTCTTTGATGATTTCAGAATCTATCAAGTAAGAGTGTGTAGGTAGCCGGTAGGGTTCCCCGTTGCTTTTCAGCTTTGGCTTACCTGCTTTATCCTTTTTGACTGATACATCATACAGTATCTTGATAACAAGGTTAAGGTAGGGGCTTGAAATAGCTATTGTATTGGTATTCTCATTGTACCATTCAAAGTTAAGCACCTGATAATAGCTTTCAGACGGTCGCCCATTCCTAAGCCCTCTAAGTACCCCGGTAACATTGTGGAATGATTGCACCCTTGCAATTATCTTGGATTGTATTTCCTGCTTGCTTAGGTTCGGTTTCATTCCCATAAATTCAGCTAAACGGGGTACATAGATCGGCACTACATCTTGTAGCACTCTTTTTTCTTGATACTGTGAAAGGATAGCGTTGTAGAATACCCTAATCATAGGCAGGTCTATTTCCGTTATCCCCTCTTTGGTCTTTAGGTTCTGTAGCTCCATTTCGCTAAGGGGTTGCAGGTTGCCGGGGAAATACAGTTTACCGTCTTTGAAACGCAAATCCTCAATACCTTTGAATTGCTGGAGATAGGCGTTTCCGTTCTGGTAAAGGCTGGTAGCAAATTGAAAATCACGGCTTGTAATTACTGCCATGTGCTTAGGCAGGTTTTCAATTAGATTTTCCGTTTGCTCTACTGCCCTTGCCAACGTCCTAAGCCTTTTACGCTTGTACTCATACAGGGCTATACATTCGCCCACGGTCAAACTTAGAAAGAATCCTTTCTTATCGGCTTGGAATTGCTCTATTTCCTCCGGGGTAAGGGTCTTTCTAAGCCCTTCCTTGAAGTCTGCGACGGTAAGCCCATTGCAGAATTTATCCAGTTCGCCGGTTGTCTTATCCGTTAGCAAGTCAAGGGCTGTCCCGTGTTCATCGTAGAAAGATTTCATCTTATCGGAGACTTCGCGCCACGCTTGCATAAAGTCGGCTTCCTGCTGTCTTAGGGCTGCTATTACCGGGGCATAGTGTTCTTGATAGTCCGCTTCCACCTTCCTAAGTATTTCGTTAAGGCGTTGCATAGGCTCACGGTATTGGTCGGCTATCGCCTGTATCTGCTGGTAATATGGCTGCATTGCCGCCCCGTGCATTTCCATATCATGACTACTTAAGTAGGCGTTTACCTCGTTTATCTGCGCTTGCGTTCGTGCGTCCCAGTAGGCTTGCGCTGCTGT